AGTAAACACTAACATGCCCACCCTCCCCCGGTCATCAAAGTAAGTAAGTACTCACTAGCAAGTCAGGTTCTAGTCAGGTTCAGCGAAGTAAGCACTTACTTGTCTGATTGTCTGACAATGTTGCAGTGCAGCAAAGTGCATGAAACTTTAATGAGAATCATTCTCAATTGGCACATGTGAGGGTCGGTGTAGGTGCCTCTAACGGTAACCTGGGCAGTACGTTCCACGTGAAACAACAAAGCAAGGGTAAACCCTATACTGTATGTCTATACAGTACCATGCAAGCATCATGCCTAAGTTATCCACAGGTTGTCAGTCTTATATAAGAGTTGAATCTGTGGATAAGTACCACTACTGGTGTGGATAACTATTTTTGATACCAAGGTAGCCTGGAACCTGAAAACGTCTTCTGGGCCGTTCTAGGGGCCTTGCTGAAGGTTTAGGGAAAATTTATCGAGACTGTGGTGTGATAGAAATAATTATGGTAAACCTAGGGTTTTCCCTATAGGTGCTACCTGGTAACAGCCGACAATGGATACCAATGGGAAGGCACAGGGCTGACCCAGACCTGCTAAGGATCAGTAACATGCAACAAGCCTACATTCACCTCATCAAGCATGCCCTCAACCAGGGACACACTGTGTCAGTCTGGGACGGGGAAGAGTGGCAAGTCAAGCGCTCCACCAGCTTCAAGGCCATCAACGAGGCCGTCAAGTCAGTCGAAGAGGCCGCTCTGCGCATTCGTGACACTGCTGGAAATATCGTCGCCAACGCCAGTGTCTCAGCCTACGGTCTGGAGCCTGATGAGACTGTCGTGGACTGCTCGGTTAACGCCTGGATCGATGCCTGGGATCAAGCCTACAATGAGGTTATCGCCTAAGACCACACAAGCCCTCGCAAGGCTGGCTACAATGAAACCATCAGCAACACACAAGGACACACCATGAGAACACCTATCATCATTGCCAACATCAAAGCCATGCACAGCGAAGGCCACAGTAACTGGGCTATCCTGGAGTACGTCACCAGCGAAGGGATCGAGTTCTGTGACGCTAGTTACCTTGTCTCTCGCATCCTGAGACTAGACAGTGACGAGGTGCTAGAGATGGAAGAGAATTACATTTAATTGGAGCTTGAATCATGAAATCGTCCATTCTCGACTACATCCTAGCCATCGCCATCGGCCTCTGCCTGACAATGGCGGCCCTGGCATACTTTGACATTCTTACCAAGTGAGGGAAACATGAAAGGTTTTAATCATTCACATATGTTCGAGGTTATCGAGTCCAAGCGTTGGGTCTGTGATGATGGACGTACTGCGTCCGTTTATGGGTCTGTGCCGTGGGTGTCTGACGAAGAACGTAAACAGTGGACAATGCAGATTGTAGGGTTTACAGTCCGTCATCTGAAGACAGGGACTGTTGGCATTGGTCGTCAACCTTGGAAGACTCGTCAAGACGCTGAAGACTGGTTGTACGGACGTTAATGACAGGTCAACTGATAGCCTATACTGTGGGCTATCGGGTGCACTGTTGCATCGTTAACTTGTCAAGGATTGATACCATGATCGCCATTCACACCAAGTACATCGGACCTTCAAACACTCGCGGAGCACGCATCAAAGCCTACACCGCTGGCTGGGGAGACGTTAAGGGATTCACTGCCACGGTGCCTTATAACCATGCCTTGGATGGTGTCAACGTACACTTTGAGGCTGTCAAAGCCTTGGTAACCAAGAATAAGCTAGACTGGACTCTTGATGGTATGCGCTACGGGGATTCTGCTGACGGTCGTGGCTATTCCTTCTGTTTTGACCAATCAAAGGTGGAAGTATGAAAACATCTGAACTAACAGGAATCGCACTCGACTGGTCGGTGGCGAAGTGTGAAGGCGTAGAGGTTGAATACATCGATGACGGCATCACTCAATGCCTGCTGCGTAAGACGTCAGGGCGCTACGTACCTTCAATCGACTGGGCACAAGGCGGGCCGATCATTGAGCGTGAAAAAATCACAGTGTGTTTTGACACCTGTAGACCTAGGTGGGTTGGCTGTGACTGGGATGCACGTTTGACTGAGTTTGGCGAAACGCCCCTGATCGCTGCCATGCGATGCTATGTCGCCAGTAAATTAGGCGATGAGGTTGAACTACCGAAAGGACTATAATGAAACCTGAAATATTCACCTACAACCATCCGGAAATGAACGCTCCATTGGAGGCCACAATAGCCTTCGATTACGCCTGGAGACACGCTCAAGGCAGGGATTATGAGGAAATTTATCCTTACATTGAGGCAGTTTACATCGGTAATGTAGACGTTATGCCTTTGTTGTCTAACTATCTATTGAACACTATCCTAAATGAATATAAGGGGTCTAGAAATGAAGATGTATGACATTGTCTCCACAATCATAGTCGTATCACTGACAGTATTGTCAGGTGTCTTAGGCTATCAATTAGCTAAGCACACTTATGACCTAGAACACCAGGGAGCACAATCCCGGTGTTATTCCACCAGACACTCAGACGCTTATGTGGCTAAATTGGGGACAGATGAGTTTGTGTGCTTCCGTGAGGACTATGTAAAGAAGAAAATCACCAAATCTCTCATTGTAATGCCCGACCGACCACTAGAATAGGCTCAGGAAGCCACCTAGAAGACTCTACAAGCGATTATTTTACCTAGGTTAATACCTGGGTAGCCTGAAACCATAAAAACGTCTTAAATTGAGGAATTTAACATGAGTAAACACACACCGGGACCGTGGACAGCAACATCACGCAGAGTTACCGCACCAGAAACAGAAGATCGTCTGGGTCTTGACGTTCACATTTACGGTGGCAACGGGCAAGACAACGCCGCCAACGCCCGCCTGATCGCCGCCGCGCCTGATCTGCTGGAGGCGTTGAAGATGGGTTACGCAGACACCATGGATTACATCCAGCTCAACAAATTGGGCGCTGAAAATAACCATTGGCTTGTGCTGGCACGCGCCGCCATCGCCAAAGCAACAGGAGAACAAGCATGAGAAACAAAGCTATTGCACAGGTGCTCAGGCAGGTTGCAATGATGCACTATGAAAATAAAATAAGCAGTTATAGACGAACTGGTGGGATTTGTGGGGTCGTTTTTGAAATTGACAGAAAAAGCTGGTCTCCTGTTTTTAAGTTAATGAATAAGCATACAGAAAGGAATAGAGCGTACTTATGCGCTCCAGGGATGAATTGGGATCAAAGGGCCATGTTTGCTCTATTGTTGGCTGAATCATTGGAGAACTGATCATGCATTGCACCATTTGTGACGCTTTGCTGACCGATTTTGAGGCCACTAGACGCTTCAAAAACTATCGGGAATACCTAGACCTATGTAACCCTTGTTTTAAGGCTGTAAAGCCTACACAACCGGTTGCAGAACGCAAAGACCTTGCAGGTTGTAGGGACTTTGATGACCCTCTGGACACCGAAGGGGCGGAAGAGCTACTATATAATAACTATAGAGTACTCAATAGCATTGAAGACATCAATGATTAATTTATCATTAATGTTTATTGTCTTTTATTACTTAAAAGTAAAAGGGTATAACGATGGAAAACGATAGCCAAGACGAATTGATGGAACTGATTGAAGAGTCATGGTATTGGTCTACAATCAATGATATTGTCGATATCTTTGACAAATACGGTATGGATAACGTCCTTGCAGACGTAGGAAACATGAAGATCCAGAGGGAGGAATCAAAGATTAAACCTTTAGAAGAGGATTGCTAATGCTTTTAACCTTCTTTGTTTTTTGTCTAACCATCATCAAGGTGTCGCTCAAATGAAAGTCATCATAGAATACAAGCTTCCAGAGGAAGAATTCCTGTTCAAGTGTGCAGAGCAAGCCGTCAGCAACAGAATGCTCCTAGAATCGATTAAAACCACCCTACAATCGCATGAAAACTATGGGGTAGGGGCTGACATAGTCCTACAGGAAATAAAGGCTCAAATGAGGGGATGGAAATGAATACAGGTGGACCAGCGTTTCCATTGGTGCATGAGTGGCGAGATGACCCTGGCCTTGAACCAAAATATGGCATGACACTGCGCGACTACTTTGCGGCTGTTGCTTTGCAAGGAATTATTGCAGGCTGGGGACACGGCGTTCCCCCTGGAAAAGAAACGGCTGATGCGGCATATTCTTTTGCCGACGAAATGCTGAAAGCGAGGGAAGCATGAGTGATAAACCAGATCCGTATTGGCCTTTTCCGACCGCTCCTGCGAAGCCGTACCAGGAACCTAAAGGGTTTATCCCGTATCCTTCTGATGCTGAGGAGGCTCCACTGTGAATCATATAGAAGCAATGAAACAGGCGCTGGAATACATTGAGGCAACGAACAAAAGTTCGTCTTTCTGGATGGTTCCCGCTAGTGAGCTAAACAAGACGGTTAATGCCTTACGCCAAGCAATAGAGCAGGCATCGAGCGTTAGCTCGATTCAGTCCGATAAAACATCGGACGCTGAGAAGCAGGAGCCGGTGGCGTGGCAAGCGTGCGGCGTGTTTTTCAGACTCCGCGACCTTATTCCGGAGCACCTATTGCATGACGCCGCGCCCCTCTTCACCACCCCACAACCACAGCGTGAACAAGTTATGTATCAGCTATCGCCGACAGACATTTACGATTTTGCTGGCTGGTTAACAACTCGCAAGGGATTAATGCAAGTTGGTGGTGCATACGAAGCAGGCCCAATGGCAGAAGCTGTTGGAGAATATCTAAAAACTTGTATGCGTTGATCTTGTTAAAGAAAAAGGATGGGGATTTTTGGATTGGAATTGGTTTGCCCGCGCCATCGAAGCCAAACTCAAGGAGAAGAATAGTGCTACATGAGACAACCTCAGAGTTTGTGAGACAGCCTTGTAAACCAAATCATGTTAATACAATAGTTGCACCAGAAATGACAGAGGAAATCAGAGAACTTATTAAAATTATTGGCGGAGCAAATGTTTGTATTATTTCTGAATATAATCAATCATGCAAAAAACAGAATCAAGATTTGTAAAGCAC